GTAGTATTCGGCGGTAACCTCCGGCTGACCGCCGCCCGGTCGCTGAAACTGAAAGAGGTCCCCGTCGTGGTGTATTGCCTTGACGAAGGAGGCCCGGAACAGGACGAGATACGGGAGACCATCAAACGCCGTGCGATGAAGGACAACGGTTCCTTCGGCGCGTGGGACTACGACGCGCTGGCGAACGAGTGGGATGACCTGCCGTTGCAGGACTGGGGCGTACCCGCGTGGGAAGAAGAAAAGGGGGAAGAAATGCCGACCGATTTGGACGCACCAAGCAGGGATAAGCCTTTCGTGATGAAGGTAACATTCCCGGATGCAGATTCAATGACACGGTTCATCGTGGCCTACAAGGATATTTTGGAACAGGACTACGGATGCACGATTAGCGAATCCGGCGGAGAATTATGAAACTGACAAGGGCAACACCGCAAGCAGTAAAGTACGCGTGTCTGCATTTCCACTACGCGAAATCTGTACCTGTCAATACGATAGGTTACAATGTGTATAATGATGCAGGGGAATGGTGTGGAGTTGTGTTGTATGGGAGTTGGGCGAATAAACACATCGGCACCCAGTACAACATCCCGCAAGGTGGGGCGTTGGAACTTGTACGGGTGGCATTGAACGGGAAACAAGGGCAGACCAGCAAGGCGGTGGCGATGTCGCTGAAACAATTACACAAAGATGTCCCACATTGTCGGCTTGTTGTCAGTTATGCAGATTGTGACCAGGCACACCTCGGCACGATCTATCAAGCCACGAATTGGATTTACACTGGGCAAGAAAACACCGGGATGGTGTCTGCATTTATCATTCACGGGAAAAAGGTACACAAGAAATCAGTCTATTCCCATAATGTTGTGATTGACGGGAAGAAAATGCCCTGCCCGCAGACATTGGAAATGGTGCGACGGTTTCTTGACCCTAACGCAGAAGCATTCCACACGGCAGGGAAACGCAAGTACCTTATGCCGATGGACAAGGCGATGCGTCGACAAATCCTTCCCCTTTCCAAACCATACCCGAAAAACGACGAATGGGTCAAAATAGACCGTTCAATATTCAAGGATAAGGAAACTATCAAACCGGGCGAGATATGCCCGCAAACGTAAAGGAAAACGGCAGGAAATGGCAGACGGAACGAAGAATCTAATCCCCGTGCGAACCGAGGCGGAAGCGAAAGCCAAAGGTCGGCGCGGGGGCATCGCCTCCGGCAAGGCCCGGCGGGCGAAGAAGACGATGCGGGAGTGGGCCGAGATTATCGGTTCCATCGAGGTCCCGGTCACCCAGCCGGACGGCACCGCGCTTGACGGCGGGGACCTGGACGCGGGCATCGTAATGGCGCAGTACCGCAAGGCCCACAAGGGCGACACGAAGGCGGCGGAGTTCCTGGCGAAACTGAAAGGAGCGATGGAGGACAAGGTCGCCGTGGCCGGGGCCGTGACTAACATCGTGGTCGGGACCCCGGAGGCCGCAGAAGGATTGCAACGCGCCCTGGCTACCGGGGCGCAACCCACCGAGCCGGAGGAATAGATGCACACGACCCACACCTTCGACAAGATTTGCGAGGCCCTGCGCTTCGGCCCCCGGTTCATTGACAACCGGGGCGGTGCCCGTTCCGGGAAGACCGTCGCCGAGATGCAAATTATCTCGCTACTTGCGGAGGCGGACCCTACGCCCACAATCACCACCGTGGGGAGCGACACCCTGCCGCACCTCAAAATCGGCGCGATCCGTGACTTCAAGTTCGCGCTGGAGGATATGGGGAAATGGGACGAGGACCGCTGGTCCAAGTCCGGCAGTTACTACACGTTCCCGTCCGGGTCCATCGTGGAGTTCTTCGGCATCAACGAAAACCCCGGCAAGGCCCTCGGCCCGGCCCGTCACCGCCTGGTGCTGAACGAGGCGAACCTTCTCCCGTGGGACACCGTCCGGCAGATGCTGGCCCGTACCTCCGGCCTGGTGATGTACGACTACAACCCCGCCGCCCCGTTCTGGGGGACGGACGAGATACCAAAGCGCGACCGCTACCAACTCGTCCACACGACCTACAAGGACAACCAATGGCTCCCCGTGGAAATCCGCCGGGAGATTGAGGCGAACCGGGGGAGCGGCAACTGGTGGCGCGTGTACGGCCTCGGCCTCATCGGGCAGGTGGAAGGGCAGGTCTTCGACTTCAAGGTGGTGGACGAGATGCCGGACCCCGCAGGGTACGTCGAATCCTGGGGGATGGACTTCGGTTTCACGAACGACCCGACCACCCTGGTACGGACACTTTGCCACACCGGGAGGCGGGAGATATACGCCGACCAACTCCTTTGGCAGACCGGGATGAAGAACCCGGAAATCGCCGCCGCCCTGCGGTCCCTCGGCATCAAGCACCCCGGCAACGGCCCGACCGTGTGGGCCGACTGCGCCGAACCCAAGTCCATCGAAGAGATTGCCGGGTACGGCCTCAATGTGGAAGGGTGCGACAAGCGGACCACCGTCCGCGAACAACTCCAGGCACTCCAGGCGTGGACGATATACGTCACCCGCCGCTCGGTGGAACTGCTGAACGAGGGCCGCAAGTACCTGTTCAAGCAACGCCCGGACGGGACCTACACGAACGAACCCATCGAGTTCTTCAACCACGGGATTGACGCGCTGCGGTACGCCGTCTATACGGGTGTCATTACCGAGGGCCAGGTGGGACAATACACCATCGGTTTCCGTAACAAGCCCATCCCGCGCCCTGCAATCCAACATAAACGATTTACAACCGAAAGACTATATGCACACAAACAAGGAAATCATAGATAACTACCGGGACCTTCCCTTCGGCAAGTACGAAGAAATCGTCCGGCTCTGCGAGACCGAAATGACCGACCTTGACCGCAAGGTGGCCGTCATCGCCGTGCTGACCGGGAAGACCGAGGACGAGGTCCTGCGCCTCCCCCTGGAAACCTTTACGCGCTATTCCGCCGCAACCCGGTTCCTGGAGGCCGAGTGCCCGGAGAACCTCATCCCCGCCGTGGCGAAGTCCTACCCCGTGGGGAAGTTTACACTTGTCCCCGTCACCGATATGCGGGAGGTGACCGCCGCGCAGTACATCGACTTTCAGACCTTCGCCGAGGACCGGGACCACAAGGCCGTCGAAATGCTCTCCTGCTTCCTCATCCCCCGTGGGTGCGACTACAACGACGGGTACGACGTGCTGGACGTACACCGGGCGATACGGGAGGGAATGAGTGTGGCGACCGTCCTCTCCCTGCTGGCTTTTTTTTTCAAGTCGTGGCTACAATCAACGCGGGATACCCTAATCTATTCGAGACGGGAGGCCCGGAGGATACAGGACCCGGAGAAACGGACGAAGGCCCTGGCGGAGATACAGGCCCGTCTGGATTCGCTGACCGATGGGGATGGGTGGCCCACGTCGATGGGGTGAGCGAGACGATGCGGCAGGGATGGAACGACACCTTCCGTATGCCCGCCCTGGAGTTCCTCAATGTCATCGCGTACCGCAAGGACAAGGCCGAGGAAGAACGGAGGCAGATTGAACGGTGGAAAAAACAACATTAAAAAATTTTAACAATGGACAAGTACAAGATTGAACTGACGAAAAGCGGCAAGTATGCCGTATTCACCCGTGACTATTTTTGGCAGAGGTGGAAGCCCGTGACCGACCCAGTTGGCGAACCCGTCAAGGCCGACAATATCCAGGACGCGCTCCGTTTCGTCGGTTCCACCTGGTGGAAGAAGTTCTACGTCCGCGTGGATTCCATCGGCGTTTTCTGATATGGCCGACCAACTGATGGACTTCCCCCGCACGGCGGAGGTGTTGCAGTCCCTGGCGAACGATGTCCGCGCCGGGTACATCGACCAACTGAAAAAGAACGGGCATTACACGACGCGGGGGAGCGACCGACGGCTGATTGATTCCGTGGAGACCGTCGTGTCCGTGAACGGCCATTCGTTCACCGTGTCGCTGCGGCTGAACGACTACTGGATATTCGTCGAGGAAGACACGCGCCCGCATTGGCCACCGCCCGACGCGATCCGTCGCTGGGTGGAGATAAAACCCGTCATCCCCAGGCCCGATGCGAACGGGCGAATCCCGTCCCCGGAATCGCTGGCGTACCTCATAGGCCGGAAGATTGCCCGCGAGGGAACGACCGGGACGCACGACCTCCAAAAGACGAAGGACGCGGTAATCCCCGTCTATATCCCCCGGATTGAGGAGGCCCTGGCCGCAGACATATCGCAGTACATCGCAACGGTTTTCCTTTGGAAGTGAGACGGCCCCGCAAGGGCCGTTTCCTTTTGATTTCCCGGCCTCAAATACGCGGGACGGGTAAATCTATATTTCCGGGAAAATCACGCGAAATATGGCAGTTCCTATTTGGAAAGACAAGTTCGTCAATCTCGGCTCCTACGCCTCCCGGTACTTCCGCATCCGGGTGGGCAGTACGACCATCTACTCCGGCAGGGCGTACCGGGCCGCATCGTCCGGCTCCCTGTTCGTCCGCATCAACGACATCTGCGCCGACTACATCGCCCCGAAGCCCTTGGCGGTCCCGTACCTGTCCGGCTCGACGATGGCCTTCCCGGTGTCCTTCACCGTGCAGTCCTCCGCCAACGGCTCGTCCTGGTCCACCGTGGAGACGGTGCAGTTCAACGACGACTGGAGTTATGACAACGGGTTCAACCCGTCGGCCTCCGGGATGGCCTTCCCCGTCACGGGGCGCATCGACCTCCGGCAACGCATCTACCAGACCCGGTATACGACCAGCGCGGTGACCGCCGTCGCAAGGTACGGCTCTACATCCAGGAACATCACCCTCTCCCTCCAGACGTCTCCGTCTTCTGACGCCTTCTCCGTGTCCCTCTGCCACGCGGGGGCCGGGTACGTCGTCTTCGACTGCGCCTCCTACGCAACCTACAGCGGGAAGGCCCTCACCTCCGTCACGATCGGGACGGCGACCTACCTCGTCACGAACACATGCCCGCGGAAGGTCCTGTACTACAAGAACAAATTCGGCGGGTACGACCACCTGCTCATCGAAGGCGCGGCGACCAGGATGCACTCTGTCCAGCGGTCCACCTTCGTCGCGGACCAGGACAACAACTACCGGACGCGGGAAACATGGGACTTCGAGAACGAGGTCACAGAGGAGTGGTCCATGAACACGGGCCTCCTGACGATGGGCGAGAGCGCACGGATGCCGTACCTGCTCGACTCGCCGGACGTATTCCTGTGCGACCTGGAAACGCCCGGTATCATCGTGCCCGCCCTCATCGTCACCGACTCCTTTTCCGCTGAATCCTTCAACGTCAAGGGCAACCGGATGCGGAACCACACTTTCCAGGTCCGGGTCGCTCAAAATCAGTACAGGCGATGAGAAATAAGATTGCGCTCTACATCGGCGGCAGACGCGCCGACCTGGACGACGGGTCCTTCATCCTCCTCAATTACACGGCGGAGAACCTCACGAACCCAACGATCGTCCGGAATTCCTTCTCCCGGCAGATCACGCTCAAGGGGACGCCCACGAACAACGCCATCTTCGGCGACATCTACCGCAACGACCGCGTGACGCAGTACGGCGGTACGTCCGTCGGCGTTGATTTCGACCCGACGCGGAAGACCCCCTTCACCATCTATAACGAGCGGCAGGAGGTCCTGGAGTCCGGCTACCTCAAACTGGACAAGGTCACCCGGACCCGCCGGAAGGTGGAGTACGCCGTCACCCTGTACGGTGGTCTCGGCTCGTTCCTGTACGGGCTTTCCTATGACGCGGACGGGAACAAGCGCACCCTCGCGGACCTGAACTTCGGCGTCACGCTGGATTTCACCATCGACAAGGCCGCGGTCCGTTCGGCATGGGAGCGGCTGGCGGCGGACTCATCCCAGCCCGCGAAGTGGGACGTCATAAACTTCGCCCCGGCCTACACGGGTCTCCCCGGCGGGGAGTTCAACGCGGGCAAGGCCGTCGTCAATGCGGCCAGCGTCGGGCTTCCCCCCGTCAACGGGGACTACGGCACCCTGGACGGATGGACGG